CACCTCTGCAGCCTCTGGCGATACGACAGAGCCGTTTGTCGATGCATTTGGAAGGTTCGATACACGGTACACAACGCCAAGGACTACAAAGTTCATTTCCCAACCTTTTGGCGGAAAGGAATACGACCTGTTTCATTTCGAAACCATCTCTGATGGTGAAGTGGCTACTGATGCCTTTAAGATATCCATCGCTAATCTGCGCGCGAGCTCGGACGAAAAAGACAAGTATGGGACGTTCGAAGTCCGCGTCCGAGAGTTCGGCGATACAGATACTAATCCAGAAATTTTAGAGAGATACCCAGAGTGCAGTTTAGATCCTAATTCTGAACGATACATAGCCCGCCAAATAGGCGATAAAAAAGTTGCTTACGACTTCGATCAAGAAGATCCCGACGAACGTCGACTCGTTATATCTGGGAAATATCCCAATGTTTCTCGACGGATCAGGATTAGCGTTACCAATGAAGTAGAAAAGAGAGAAGTTCCACCAGAGACTCTTCCTTTTGGATTCCGAGGTGTGCCAGTTCTGAAGACGTCCGATACTTTGTGTGACATTCCACAAGGCCAGCTGAAGGATGATGCTGGAGTAGCTCTTGGTGGTACTCTAGTTCGGCGTTTGGCTTGTGGGTTAGGAGGAAAACACAGCAGTTTGGCACTGAATTTGACTGGCGCCATCGTGCCTCCTATGCCTCTGAGGTTCAAAGTCACTCGAGGCGCAGTGGACAGTTCTACTAGCCCCCCATTTGTAGGTCAGCCCGGAAACAACGAGCGAACTGATGGAAGGTACTACTGGGGAGTCAAGACGGACAGACTTCCGATAACATCTTCGGCTCCTGGCGGCTCAGTACCCAATGCGATACTGAACTCTAATGTCGGTAGCACTGTGAATCCTTTAGTGAAGACGTATACTAAATTTGCAGGCATCCAAAAATTGGACATGCTAGTTACGGGAAGCGGAAAAGATAACTTTAATAGCAACAAGTTTACGTTAGCTAGGGTTGCTTTGAGCAATAGAACTGCAGCCAACACCCTGTTCGATATATTCTCGGTAGTTACCGGAACGGCTAGATCTCACATGAGAGAGGCAGCCTACATTCGAAACGGTGTATTAGATAAGAGCACCTACGTAGTCAGCGACGGTCTAAGAACCAATCGCTTTACCTTGGCTTCTTTATTGAGCACTAGTTCTGTAGTATTCAACCGGTTTACTGATTTTGCTAAGTTCACCAACGTGTTTTATGGCGGGTTTGATGGAGTTAACATACTCAATAAGGCTCAATTCTTCTTCCAAGATAAGGCCTTGTCGCCAGATACTGGCGGGCTGGCTCAAAAATCGAGCAGCGATATAGGGCTAGCATTAATCAGTAGCTTAAATCAGGCTGGAGGAAATAGGCTTAACAACAACGTCGCATCCATGAGGCAGGCAGTTGAGATCATGACTGATCCGATGACGGTCAATATCAATATTCTTGCCATCCCTGGTGTAAGAGAGGCATTTGTAACGGATCGAGCCCTAGAGAGAACCAAGGATTATTCTCAAGCCTTGTACTTGATGGACCTTGTAAAATATGACGATTCAGGTAATAGACTTTACGACGATTCGTCTGAGCGTCCGGATGTTCGCGAAACCTCTGAAGCTCTGGATACGAGGGCCATCGATAACAATTACGCAGCCACCTTCTTTCCAGATGTTTTCATCAATGATCCTTTCAACAACCAAGTGGTAAAAGTTCCTGCCTCGGTCGCAGCGCTTGGAACCCTAGGGTTTAATGACAAGGTGGCTTTCCCATGGTTTGCTCCTGCAGGCTTCAATAGAGGCGGCCTAGATTTCGTCACTAACGTAGGAGTGAGACTTACGTCGGATGATAGGGACACTCTGTATGATGCTAAAATCAACCCCATTGCAGTATTCCCCAATGCTGGATTTGTGATATTTGGACAAAAGACGTTACAGATGGCTAAGACAGCTCTGGACAGGATCAACGTACGACGACTGATGTTGGAAGTCAAGAGGCAGATCGTGCGCGTGGCCGATAAGCTTCTGTTTGAGCCTAATAACGCCCAAACGAGGGCAAGATTTATGTCGCAAGTTACTCCCCTCTTGGCTTTGATTCAGGCTCAAGCAGGCGTGGAACAGTTCAAGGTAGTGTGCGATGAGACTAACAATACTGTCGAAGACGTCGAAGCCAACAAGATGAACGGGAGAATTATAGTGGTACCCACCAGGGCCGTAGAGTTCATTTCCATCGATTTTATCATCACAAACAGTGGAGTGAGCTTCGAGTAGATGATAAGTATTAAGAGAAATACTATTCAGGAGATGCTATAATGGCTCAGTTATCAGGTAAAAGCCCGGGTGTAAGCACAAGAGAGATTGACCTTAGCGGCCCAACACAAATCCAGCCCCGCGGCACCCCTGCCGGGGTCATCGGTACGGCGGTTCGTGGACCGGCTTTTGTGCCGATCACTTTTGCGACTTTTCAAGATTTTGTAGCTAATTTTGGTAATACGGATGGAGAAAAATTCGGGCCCATCGCAGTAAGTGAATGGATGAAGAATGCATCCGCAGGAACCTATGTAAAACTATTGGGAGTTGGAGACGGCAAGAAGCGCGGCTCTTCGGATGGAGCAGTTACTAATGCGGGATTCACCGCAGGGAATAGAGTGCCTCAAGAGAACGGCTTACTGGGTAACAACCCTTATGCTTATGCCGGTGCTAGTGAGATAGCTGATTCTGGGTCTCTAGGAAGAACTTACTTTTTAGGTTGTTTCATGTCCGAGTCCGCTGGGTCTTCCATCTTTTCAGATGCAGGAATCCAAACTTCTGGTCAAAATACAGCCCACCCAATCATCAGAGGCATTCTTTTTACTGCCTCGGGCGTGGTGGCCTCGCTCAGTTCTTCTTTGGTTGCCAACAATACTCCCCCAACATTTGCCGCTGGTTCTACTTTTGGTGTCGCCATGAATGCAGGGGCCGGTTTAGGCGATGCTGTTATAGGATCAGCTAAGCAAGATTTCACTATGATTCTTAACGGGCTGAAGAATTCCGATTCTTATTCTAACATAATATCGGCATCCTTTGATCCTACGGTACCCAGTTATTTTGCAAAAGTATTCAACACGGATCCTTTTCGAGCCGAAGAAGCTGGTTATTACCTCTATACTCATTATGACGTACATCCCGATTTTGCAGTTCTTACTGGCTCGGGTGTCGGCCTGATCATATCTTCATCTAATGCGTCCGATGGCCAAATAGAGCCGCTAGCGCTCTTGTTGACTTCTAGTATGGCGCGCGGAAATGGTGCTGCTACTTCTACTACCAATGTTGGCGTCCCTGACTTTGAATCATTTACGGATAGGTTCGCCACTGCACAGTCTCCGTTTATAATCAGCCAGCAGTTTGGTGGTACTAACAAGGACATCTTTAAGGTGCACGCCAGAGACGACGGTGCTAATGGAAATGCTTCCTTTAAGATCACCATCGAGAACGTGCAAGCTTCTGCTAATCCAAAAGAAAAGTTTGGAAAATTCGATCTTCTTGTTAGGAAGTTTGAGGATTCTGATCTGAATCCTAAAGTTTTAGAGTCTTTCCGAGGCCTCAGCTTGGATCCTTCTTCGGATCGTTACGTATCGAGAGTGATTGGCGATTCTAGAGCTTTCTACGATTTCGATCGCGCTGAAGGAAGTCAGAAGCTCGTGCTCGAAGGAAAGTATCCTAACAACTCCCAATACATTAGAGTGGAGGAGTCCTCTGACCTTCGAAACCGTAGATTGGATGACACCAGCATTCCGCTGGGCGTTCGAGGCTTGCCACACTTAGTGACGTCTGGTACTTCTACGCCTAACGCTTCTATCCTCACGGGATCACACATGATCGCTGGAATCTCTGTCGATGAGATTGCGCGCACTGTTCAACCTCCTGTTCCGCTAAGAGAGACCATCGCTGTAGGCATTAGTCCTAAGCAGCGCGCTGAGACTAGCCTAACGTGGGGAGTTCAGTTTGAGGTGAAAAACAGCACTACGGAGCCTAACAAGAATCAAGCGTTAGATCCTACTGTTATTGCGCTGACGAAATACTTCCCCTCTTGGCACACCTCTGAACAGAACGCCGTAGTGAAAGACAACGCAGGCACGGCCGACGTGGGTGGTTGTGTATTGGATGTGGATAAGTTCAACAATAACGTATTCACTCTAGAGAGGATTGAAGTGATCACTGGTTCTAACGACCGGCCTGATTCCTTACAGTGGTCGTCCGCTGCTTACCGAAGAAATGGTACGCAGATAGGAACTCTGACTGACAGAGACGGTACTGCAGGAAAAGGATCCAGGTTCTTGGATCCGACTAAGGATTTCGATCATCAACCTAGCCGTAAATTCTTGAAATATACGTTCCCTCTGCAGGGCGGCTTCGACGGCCTCAATGTATTTGATAAGAATAAGTTTAACATGACCAACACCGCGGTCCGCCAAGAAATGGACGACTCGTCCGAATCTGGAGTTAACTCGGCTACCGTCGCATCCATCCGGAAGGCTGTGGACGTGATGGAGGAGAAAGCTGACGTAGACATTCAGCTCCTTGCCATTCCAGGCATACGACACGAAGCAGTGACGGATTATGCTATTGACTCAGTAGAGCGTCGATTCGATGCCTTGTTCCTCATGGACATCGAGCAGAAGGATTCGATAGACGCGTACGTGACTTCGTCTGCGCAGTTCGTAAGCGTGGCAAATACCGTGAGTAGATTCATTTCTAGAGCTCTAGATTCTTCTTTTGCCGCGGCATATTTTCCGGATGTGATCGTGACCGATCCTTCGACGAATACGAACGTGCAGTGTCCTCCATCGGTTAGCGTTTTAGGCGCCTTTTCATTGAACGACAGAGTTGCACACCCATGGTTTGCACCAGCTGGATTCACGCGCGGCGCCTTGAATTCGGTAATAGAGTCTCAAGTCAAGCTCAATCGCAACAACTTGGACGATCTATATTCTGCAGACGTCAACCCCTTGACTTCGTTTGCGCACACTCCAGGCGTAGTGGTCTTCGGGCAGAAGACGCTGCAAGCTGCACAGAGTGCACTTGATCGCGTAAACGTCAGGCGACTCTTGATAGACGTACGCCGCAAGGTGAGGTCAGTGGCCAACACTTTGCTGTTTGAGCCCAACCGCGAAGACACCCTCGAGCGATTCAGCGCAACAGTCACTCCGATCCTCGTCAGGATTCAGCAGCAACAGGGGTTAGATAGATTCCGAGTGCAGATCGACACCTCGACGACGACGCAAGCAGATGTGGAAAACAATACGATTCGAGGGAAGATCTTTTTACAGCCCACGCGTTCGGTGGAGTTTATTAGCCTGGACTTCGTGGTAACTAACGCCGGCGCAGAGGTATAACCTGGTAAGCGCATAGTTATGTAAAGCAACCTTAGGAGTAGAGAAAGAAAATGCCAGATACATTTCCAGTTACTGATATGCTTCCCAACAAGTTTGAGCCTAAGCGCAAATTTCGTTGGCAATTCGCAATAGAAGGCATCGACGCTTTCCTCATCAAGACGGCGGCCCGGCCGACCATTACGACTGAGGAGCAAGAGATTCCATTCATGAATTCAACGCGTTATATTGCTGGCAAAACAAAGTTTGATACCATCTCCGTTTCGCTTCACGATGCGATCGCACCGTCTGGAGCCCAGCAAGTTATGGAATGGATTCGTACTCATTTTGAGTCGGTTTCTGGCCGCGCCGGTTATGCAGATTTCTATAAGAGAGACTGCCAACTTAAGTTGCTAGATCCTGTAGGAACGGTAGTAGAGTTGTGGGATCTTAAGGGGTGTTTTATTACTAACGCTACTTTTGGTGACCTTGACTACACTTCCTCAGACCCTGCAGACATTACTCTAACGTTGCGATTCGATAACTGCGTACTGCAGTTCTAATTCTAACATCGAAACAGTAAAGATTCTGTGGCCTCCCGATAGCAATTCGCATCGGGAGGTTTTATTTTAATAATACCCCAAACTCAGCAAAGCTGTGAAGAGATATACCATACTGTACGAGTATTATGTTAACATGCAAATCATATTCTCATATCATTTGACAAAGGAGTAGGTGTATAGTGAGCAAAGAAAATAGAGAAGGAAACGAAGTATTTACAGCCGCACAGGCTCAACAGGCTGGATTTCAGGTTAGAAACGTCATGGCTGACGATTTTGGTTTTGAAGTCCCAATTGAGGCTGTGCCTATTCCGTCCAATGGAACTGTCTATTCGGAGCAGAGTCCTCTTTACGGAGCAGAAACTGTCGACATTAGAGCTATGACAGCCCGCGAAGAAGATATTTTGACATCCCGGGCTCTCATCAAAAAGGGTACAGTCATCACTGAGCTGATCAAATCCTGTTTGATAGACAAAAATGTCGACGTCGAAGAGATGTTAGTAGGAGATCGCAACGCTGTAATGACTGCGCTGCGCATTACTGGGTACGGTTCGCAGTATTCGGTTGAAGTTGATTGCCCAAATTGCGATGAAAAATCCAAACAGGACTTTCAACTCACAGAACTACCCATCAAAAGACTAGAGATCGCACCGGTCACAGAAGGCACTAACACATTCGATTTCCAGCTGCCAGTCACCAAGAAGACAGTACATTTTAGGTTTCTGACCGGAAAGGATGAGACGGAGATATCCACTTTACAAGAACGTCGTAAGAAATCAGGCAACAAAAACGAGACCTTGGTCACTACTAGGCTTCTGCATCAAATCATTTCTGTAGATGGCATCAAGGATAGGAATAAGGTCGGCACATTTATAAAAAATATGCCCGCCCGCGATTCTTTAGCACTGCGTAAGCACATCGATAAGAACGAACCTGGAATAGACATGAAGGCATGGATGGATTGTGCGGCTTGCTTTGAGTCATCGGAGGTACGACTCCCGATGGGAGCTTCGTTTTTTTGGCCTGACACCGAATGACAAGGAGTTATTCCTTCAACACATTTTTACTCTCATGTACTACATGGGGTTTACTTATCGGGAAGCTTACCTACTTCCCATATGGCAGCGTTCCTGGTTCATAGAACGACTCAATGAAGAGTTCAAGAGAGCAGCAGCTCAGAATTCTAACGTGAGTCGAGCTGCTCATGATAACACAGCAGAACAAAGAACATGGTCTGGCAGATCAAGAGCCCAGGTGCCTTCTAACCTCCGACGATTTACGTGATCGCATTCGTCGTCAACTGTTCCTTAGAGATAATTACCTAGTGTAATTACATAATGCGAGCAACATGGCAGCAGATGACCTAGGAAAGCAGCTCGAGCTGCAACAGCAACTGAACAAGCTCCTCAAGGAGCAGGCCGGGCTATTACGCACTCAAGGCACTCTGTACAGCAAGCAGGCAGGGTATGCCAAGCAGATGTGTGACGCGATGGACTGCGCTCCGTTTGATAGGATGAACGATAAGTCTCAAGAGCTCACAGAAGGGCTCAAGGATGCTTCGGACCAAGCCAAAATCGCTGGCGATTCTCTTTGTGACATGAAAGACGACGCTGAAGGCACGGCTGGAGCTTTAAGTAATTTGGCAGACGCTGCGCCAAAAATAGGTGCAATATCAGGCCTCCTCGTTGGTTTTGGTAAAGGCGTCCAGATGTACTTCGGCTTGCTCAAGACCGGCCTAAGGATCGTTGGTAATCTTGTGGGCAGCTTTTTAAAGCTCGGACAGACTATGATCATGCTGCCGTTCAAGATGTTAACTGGTCTCATCAAAATGTCACAGCGAGGAGGCATCGATCCACTGCGACAAGCGTTAGAGGAAGTGCGGGATCAATTTGGCAATCTTGCCACTAATGAAGGTAAGATGTTCGTCGACTCCGTCAAAGAGACGAGAAAGCAGATGGGCAACCTGGCTGGCACCGGCCTCTCGCTCAGTCGAGTGTTCGGTTTTGGCCGAAAAGGCCTGGCAGAGATCATGAAGTACAACCAAGAAACAGCCAAGGCAATGGGATCGGCATTTGGCAACTTGGGTAAAGAGTTCGCGAAGATGGGACCTGCCATAGCCATGTACCGCAAAGCGTTGGGCATGTCTGCTGAGCAGCAAGCAGATATGATCAAGTTAGCCAAGGCACGCGGCCAGAGCCTAAAAGAATCACAACTGGCATTCGCTTCCATGGCCGTGCAGATGGGCGAGAAGTTCGGAATGAACGCCAAGAAGGTCGGCCAGGCAATGGCCGAGATGAAGGTTGACGTCAGCAGCTTCGGCCATTTGAGCAATAAAGCTTTCGCATCGACCGCTGTGTATGCTGCCAAACTCGGCATCGAAGTCAAAGACATGATGGGAGTCTTCGAGAAGTTCGATAACTTTGAGAATGCCACCAAGGGAGCAGCTGAGCTCTCTCAAGCCTTCGGCATGAACGTGGACTCCATGGCCATGCTCAAAGCAGAGACACCGGCGCAGCAGATCGATGTCCTCCGGAAGTCCTTTTTCGCTGCCGGCAAATCCTTGAAGGACATGAATAGGCACCAGAGAGCGATCCTGGAATCTTCGACGAACCTGAAAGGCGCAGCCTTAGAAGCTGCCTTTGCCAACGAAAACATGGGCATGTCTTACGAAAACATCCAGGCCGGTGCTGAGGATGCTGAGAAGAAGCAGTTGTCTCAGGGCGAGGTGATGCGCAAGCTGGCGAAGGACATCCGTCGGGACATCAAAGACGGCCAGCACCAGTTCACGAGCTTCTTCGATTCGTTCTCGAAGGGCTTCGAAAAAGGCATTCTAAGGTCGATGGGATTCCGAAACGTCATGAGGGACTTACAAAGGTCGCTCCGCATCGTGCACCGTGCAGGCTATCGCGTTGGCAAGATGTTTGTCGACATGTTCCCGGGCATCAAGGATACCCTCCAAGGCATCCGAGACTTGTTCAGGCCCAAGATCTTCAGGGACTTGATGAAGGGAGTGAAGGCGACTTTCAAGTCTTTCTTCAAGATGCTCAAGGACGATCCCAAGAACGCAGTGAAGAACTTTGCCGATTCCATGCGAGGCAACTTCTTGAAGTACTTCGGCATCGCCTCTCCAGCAATAAAGAAGATCCTCGACGGCATGAAGACTGTTGCTAAGACGATCGTATCTGTCATCGCCGGCATCGTTCCCATGGTGATCACTAAGCTGACCGATGGCTTCAAGATCATGGCCGAGAAGCTCAAAGGCGAAAAGACGACCATATGGGAAGCGCTTAAGGCGACGTTTAAAGATCTGTCGAAAAAAGCTGAAGGCAGCGGGATATTTTTTGAGATCTTCCAACCGATCATCGACGTCTTCAAGGATGGCAAGCTGCTGAATGAGATGGGCACCGCTTTCATGCTTATGTTCGACAGATTCTGGGCCAAGTTCGGCGACGACATTACCAAGAAGGCGGGTGATGCTTTGGGCATGATATTAAAACAAGCACTCGTGTCTGGAATAGGGTACGCTACTGCCGGCTTGGTCGGAGGCCATATAGTGAAGAGGCTTTTCGGAGGCGCCGCGGCCAAAGAGAAGCTAGCTGAAGCCGGCGCAGGCCTAATGTCCAAGGTGGGGGACGGCATCCGAAGTGGTGCAGCATTATTGAAGGCACCCCTTAGCGAAAGCATGGGAACGATAGGAAAAGGTTTAAAAGCTGCAGTCACGCGTGGAGGCGCCGCATGGACGGCGGGCGCGTTGTGGGTCGGTGCTTCTCTAGGAAAAGGCATCTTTGATGGCGTCAAAAAATACCAGGAAACCGGTGATTTTAAGCGGTCTGCTGGACAGGCGTTTGGAGGATTTATTTCGACGCTCACTTTCGGGTTGATGGGCAAGGATGCTGATGAAGCGTATGACAATATCTTCAATATGGGCCAAAAGCAGGTTCAAAGGATGGTTTCTAAACAGAAGAAGCTGATTGGCGATTTCAGGAAAGAAGCTGAGGTCGAAGCCGCGAAGTATGTCGGCTCCAGTATGTCTAAGGAGGCTGCCGCTCGCCTCAAGTCCGAGTTCCGGCGCGCAGCAGATTTCAAGGCACTAGCTAAGGTAGCAATGTCCCAGAAGGGAGGGGATGTCGATCTTTTCAAGCTGCGCGATTCGAAATCTCGTCAAATGATGGAAGATGCGATGAAAGCTGCTGGCATCAAGTTCGAGATGGATAGCGGTAAATATAAGGTTCCCAAAAAGTACGTCAATGATCTCAAGAAGGTGCTGGACAAACTGGGCGATTATGAGCAGCTCAAGCCAGTTGGTGCAGCTGAGCCTCGCGAATTGACTTCAGCAGAAAAAGCACTCCAAGCTCAAGCCAAAAAAGTGGAGAAGCTAGAGGCTGCTGCAAACGTGGTCAGCCGCCTCCAAGAGCTGAGTGCCATCCCTAAGGAGATGAAGAAGTTAGAAAAAACGATGAAAGGCATCGATCCCGATGCGCTAAATAAACGAATCGATGTGGTGTTTACCAAAGCAGCTAAAATCGTAAATAAACTCATCGAGTCGTCGCGAACTACTTTCGGAGCCACCACCGATTTCAGTAGTGAAGTGAGCCAAGCTAGCATCAATGCAGAACAAGCCATCAAGCCCTTAAGGGTGATCGCTGAAGCCATCTCTGAAGTTGACAATATGATGGCATCAAAATACTTGTCTAAGCCAAAGCGAGCACAAGACATAGTAGATTCGATCAAGGCGATGTCTGGGATTGTTACTCCGATCGAAACTCTCGGCTCCAGACCGATCACAACGGGGATGGCACTTGAGGGGTTGAAAACGTTAGGTGCCGCTGTCAACCAGGTCGATATGATGATCCAAGCAACTCACTTGGCAAATCCAAAGCATGCAAAGAACGTTGTGAAGTCGATCAAGACGATGGCAGGCATTTTCAGTAGCAAGAATGTAAAGACGGCCGAAGCAATCAGCGCGTTTTCAGGAGGGGAGCTAATAGTGCGCCACACCATTCCGAATACGCACGTCCAGGTTGTTGTCCAGATCGATGCTGAGACGTTAGGCAAGAAGATAGCTAAGATAAACATTGGTCAAGACAATGCAACTGGCAACGCGGCGTTCTCTGTGCATCAGGGGCCTCCTTCAACACTAGTAGCACCGTAACAGCAGGAGTACGAGGATGAAAGATGTGAAGTTGCTCAGTAAGGAAGAGGCTTTGGAGATTGCAAGATCTCACAAAGGGAACCCTAATTCTTCCATGGGACTCTTCTATGCATTGCTGCAAGGAGCTACTCCTGAGATCCGGGACATGTTTGAAGATCAGATGGCAGTCATGATCCAGTCCGGAACAGCGATCGGTAACCACATGGCTGGCTTGGAACCTGGGACTCCAGCTTACAATGAGATGGTAAAGTTCTTGCACGATGCTAATGCCGCCGCACGTCGCCCTCGCCAACAGGGGGATTCTGATGGCTGATAAGCCCACCTTAGCCGATTTTCTGACTGGCGATTACAGGGACGACGCGGATGCTGCTGCTACTGCCTATAACCCTGGGTACCCAGTTGCCAGCAACCTGGCTTCAGCAACACAGGACGAGGCCGATAAGGAGCTTCTGCTTCCTGGTGATCAGATCCAAGATCTCCGAGTCGATAGCTTGCGATCGCTAAGCGAGTATGCCCTAGATCTTACGACAGGTGAAAACGAGAATGCACCGCGCAGCACTTCTGGGTATTCTCCTCCCGCTGACCGAGGAAATCCAGCAGCATCCAGTGCCACTAACGCCAATTCTTATTTGCCGTCTACTCTTATTGGCGGCTTAGCAGGCAAGCAGGGCCTGGCCGATCTCGGTGAAAAGGACCTGCAGCAGATTGAGATCGCCAGGCGCAATTTTGAGACCACTTCTGGTGGCAGAGGAGCCAATTCTCTTTTGAAGCTTGGCTCTTTCTTTACTCAAGAGCAATTGAATCAACTATTATCTAAGACCGGCGACCCAGGTGAGCCTTCTGCCAACTATCTTCTCAAAAACAGGGCCCATGAGATCGGAGATAAGGTGGAATACATGCTGGATGCCACTAACCGCTTTTCTCCAGATCCCAACAGCAGTCCTTATCTCAACCCGGCCGGCGGTGGCAGCGAGCAAGAGGCATATACAAAGGGGCTGTACAGCGTCCAGACCGGCCGGGGGGTGTTGGGTGAGTATGATCGAGAGGCTCCGTATGTCGATGTGACCCTGTTACGTGCGTTAGCACTGAAGGTCATGCTCAAAGCCTCAGGAGAGATTCCTGCAGCTCATAAGATCGGCTTCGAAGAGGGCGTGCTGTTAGAAGGAATCGTCAATGCCATTTCTAAAGCTACCGATCTTGCCATTCCTTTTTCCGATGGCAGCAACGATGTACAGCTCGGCTTGAAAGGGACGTGGGTTGGCAACCTAAGGATAAAGAACGCTGGAGGAGGAGTGCCGTTAGACGGTTTACCTGAGGCTGTCAAACGGTTGATCGGCTCTCAAGGAGCGGAAGATTTTTT